TCCTTGACCTGGAGCAAAGTCTGTTTCATCTAGTGGTGCACTAAAGAATAGCTTTGTTGGATGAGCAGGGTCACCTGCTAAGAATAAATGATTTTGAAATATTGCAGAGTACTTTGGATCAGTAGGTGCATTAGCGTGAGTGATCTGCGTGTAAGTTGTACCATCATATGTAGCTGCAGGGTTTATTCCATCTGTCAGTACAACCTTTGGAGTAGCAAAGTTAAACCTTGAGAATCTTACTTTAGTTACCCCTACCATTGTAGGTGAACCTGCAGTTGTTACAGCATCCCAAGCTGAACTAGAGTTATTCCATTTGTGTAAGTAGTTATTACCTGATGATGGTTTTCTACAAGCTAGTATGCCATCGTTTATACCGTCAGCTACAGCTACACCTAGTACACTTCCTGTACCTGTAACTGTGCCATAATTATTAGCAAAGCCACTTATCTTTCTGTAGCCACCAGTAACAGCAGGTTCGTAGTTAAGCAGTGATATAGCTGATCCAGGCTGTGTCTCACCTTGAGAAAGCACATCCCTACTAGTGTTAAGCCCTCCCTGGCAGAAGACTTTGAAGGAAGCTAGATTATCAGCCATTATACACCACTAGTAAATGAACTTGTCCTTGCGTCACCTACAACGGTAGAGCGTACAAATAAAGTATCATCAATTAAAACTCTACGCATTGTCTTGATGCCATCTTCAAAGTTATTCTGATGCATAGCAGCACTTTGTTCGTTGCTACGAAAACGCATCATAAACATCATAGCACCATCTATAACTACATGTTTAAATCTATCTGGTATAATTGCTACATCGTTAAACGCAGTTAAGTCTGTTGGGAATTTCCAATACACATACTCTATTTCATATGCTGCATTAGGTATAGGGCTAACACCAAAAGCTGTACCTAGAGTTTGATATACAAGTGCAGGAGGTCCATCACCATTTACTTGATCACCTGTATCATCTGATGGACGTACATTCTGTATGTACTGCTCATAAGATATTACAGTTAATGGCATAGGACTGTTGTTCTCAGAGCTTAGTTTCTTAAGGTAGAATGTATCCCAGTCTGTGCTAGAATAGTCTGCAGGAAAATCATACTGTCTTGTACCTACAGTAAGAGCCTGTGTAAAAGTTGTTTTGAGGAAGGGCCACTCCTGACCATCCTGTAGAATAAGTCTAATGCTACTATTTACTGCGTCTTTAGCTAAAGCTTGCACGTTTCTTACAGAATCAAAGCCATCACCTGCAGTATCAAGTGTGACCTCGTTCATACGTCTTAGCAATTCATTTACTAGTGTGACATAAGTAGCCATAGAGTTATCCTACTGTTATATAAGCTGAAGGGCAAGCTTGACATAGCTCGCCCAACAGTATATTTAGTATTAAGCAGCGTTGTAAACGGCTGACACCAATGCTTGTGGGCGCAAGATTTTGCGACCGTATAGGTGCATACCACGTACAATGTCTGCAAATGAGTCTGGATCACGGTAGTTTTCAACTTTGTTGATCTGCTCTGCAGAAGCAACCGCATCTTCCTGACCTGCCAAGATAACACCGTAATGATCGTCTTGGGCAGTCGCACCTGATGTACCTGCACCTGTACCTTTAGCAGGTAAGTTGTTAGATACATAAAGTCGGAAGCCGTGTAAGTTGTTTACAGCTAGTCCGTTTTGTAGACCTGCTCCACCGTAGTCAGCATTTAATAGACGTGAATCTTCGTCTTTTAAGATTTCCATGAACACTGGGTCTACAACGAGCCATCTGCCTCGTGAGTCAACATTTGCTGTATCCATCTGACGAGCCATACGTGCAATCACAGTCAACGGAGATGTCACAGATGTTGACAACGCTGTTGCACCTGGAAGACGTGCAGCTAGAGGAATGGAGTCACCAGTTGTACTTGAAGAAGCTGATGTTGTGATGTGTCCAATGTCAGACGCATCTAAACGGTTAACCTTTAAAAATTCACCGTTTATTTCACCAGATGTTGGGTGCTGTGCAGTACCTGAAGTTGTGGTAGTGATTGCACCTGCAGCAGAGTGACCTGACATATACTGAAGTAAGTCTGCATCCATTGCGTCAGCCATTTTGTATGCTGCTCTGTCTGCAGCTAGGCTAACGAAATCAACTGATGAGAATTGATCTTCGATGTCATCCATTTTAAAAGCAAAGTAGTTAGCTTTGTCAATGGTTAGTGAAAACTCAGAATCGTCTAAGTCTTCTACGGAAATTGCAGTTTTACGCTCCAAAGCGTTGACTGTTACGTCAGGCTCTTTCTGGATACGAACTACATCACCTTGGTTTGCAATGTCTCCAAAATAGGAGTTGTTAGTTATTGCGTTTGCAACAGATGCTTTTCTTAGAGCAATCTGTGCTTGTTTGGAATAGATAATCGGGCTGAAATTGCCGTCAAATCCGCTTTTGCCAGAGGCAACTGCTATAGCCATAGTTAAATCTCCTTTATAGATATGGCGTGAAAATTTACACTACATACCCACTATAAAGAGGCTCTTGGTGTTAGGGTAGTCAGTTTACAGACTAATTGGCCTACTAGTCTGATCTGGGCCTATACTTTGAGGTAAGTCTTTTTGTGGCTAGTGCTTGTTAAAGCATACACACAGTTATGGTGTATATGCCATAGTTTTACTTATGAAATCAGTTTTGTCAACTATTTTCTTGACATATCATAAATAAACTTTCCTGAGCGTTGGGCATCCATTATTTCGTCCTGACGCTTTTCGTATTCCTTGATAGACATATTAGCAACTTGAGATTCTCTAATATACTTGGACTCTTCATTGTCGCTAGGTATGGTAGTACGTTTTGTTGTTACAGAAGAAGCTGCACCTTTATCTTCAGTAGGCTTCTTCTTAGTTGTTATACCTTTATCTGCTTTGTACAAATCTATTACACGAGATACAGACTTAGCATCATCTACATTCTCATACAAAGCATCTTGTACCCACTTAGGCTGTTCCTTAGCCCACTCATGGAATGTATCATCAGCACGAATAGTGTTGAAGTCAGGGTGCATTACAGATAGTTCAGCTTCAGCTTTTTCACGTTTAGCTGTAACTCTTAGCTCTTCAACTTCTTTTAGTCGCTTATCTATATCTGATGAACGCTCTTGTGCTTTCTTGTCAGCTATAGCTTCTACTATACCTGCTACATCAGGGTACTTCTTAGACCAAGCTTCTATCTCTTTCTCTGACTTAGGTAGTACAAGCTCATTCTTAGTTGCAGACTCTAGCTGTGACTCTAGCTTTTCGAACCTGAGTTTCCACTCTTGTTCTTTATCTTTCATGTGCCGCCTGATGTCACCGTAGCGTTGCTTGAAAGTCTTTTCTTCAGCACTTAGGTCATCATCGTCATCTGCTTCTTGTGCTTCTGCTTTTGGTTCTTCTTTTTGTTTGGAATCACCTTCTGCCTGTACTGGTTTAGCTTCAGGCTCTTTGCTATCGGGTTTAGCTTCAGTAGTTTCTTCTTGGGTTTCATCTTCCTGTGTATACCCTGCGTCTTTTAACAGATCACGTAACTCTGCTTCATCTTTATTTATTCTTGCTTGGTTACGCATATGAGATGCGGAATGCACCTCTACTTGTTCTACTTCAGCCATTTTGTTTTCTCCTTATGTTGGGGCCAGTAATTAAACTGGGTAGCCTTATAGTTATATGGAATTGTGTTTTATTTACCTAATTGCGAATCATCAAAAGATCCACTTGTTCCAATAGTAGATTGATTTTGTCCTATTGTATTTCCGCTACTATCTTTGCTAAATATAACAGGATCATCATCTTTGTTTAGTACGGTTCCTTGTTTCAAGGTTGCTCCTGTTGGAATAACTGTTGGTGTTGATCTTGGGCTAGGTTTATCATCTTTTTTATTTGAAACTGAGGTAGTTGCTGCACTGCTTCCTTTAAGCTGAGTCGTATCTACACCTCTACGTGCACCCATGAAGGATTCTCTTAATCCTGGTCTATCTTCAGGTACACCAACAGCGCCATCAAAACCTAGTAAGTCACCTAACCATGTATCACCAAAAGTTTTACCTTCTTTACCATCTGTATCAGCTAGACCTTCATACAAGCTACCTTCACCACCAAAGATACTTCCTTTACGTTTACTTTGATCTTTTAGTTTATCGTTGTATTTAGCTACAGCCTTAGCGTTTATAAGAGCAGTTACAGGTATTCCTAATTGACCTGCTAGTGCAGTAGATAGGTTAGCTAGTAAGCCTAGACCTTTAGTTGTTTTATCTAAGTCTTTGTCTTCCATTGACTCAGCAGCAGAAGATACACTAGTAGAGAGTGGATCACTAGAGCTATTGTCACTAACCTCTGGCTCTTCACCTACTGTAGTTTCTGTTGTGGTTTGTATAAGTTTAGTAGTCCACCCATCAGATAACATTTGCTCATACACATCTTGAGTAGTAGCATACTTAGGATTCTCACCTTCTTTGTACATTAAGACAGGAACAAAGCCGCTAGGAGTAGCAAAAGAAAACCCTGCTTGATACTTACTAAAGTCAAACTGGGCTTGTGTTGGATCAACATCTTGAGCCATACCACCTGTTTGATAACCTGCATTACCCATAGCAACAGGTGCGCCTTGTCTATACATCATCTGTTGTTGTTGATAAGGATCTGCCATTGTAGACTGAGAAGCTTGACCTGTAATGAAGCCACCTACTGCAGCACCTATAGCGTCTAGCTCTGCCATCTCTTCAGGTGTAAGATCATTATCGTTAGCAGGTACAGGTTGACCACCTATACGTCCTTCTGCATCCATACGAGCTAATTCCATCTTAGCATTTTCTCGTAAGTCTTCAAAGAACTTCATGCCATAAAAACGAAGAACATCAGCAGGTACTACATATTCACCCTCACTTAGCTGTGCAGGAATGTCATCTCGTACTTCTTCAGGTAGTGAGCCTGGGGGTACTTCATTGCCTGATACTGGGTCTACATCAACTTCATCAGCCATGAATGCCAGTACCATCTGTTTGTCTTCATTTGTTGCCATTAACTTTATCCCTCAAATATTTTAGCCTTCGTAATGTAGATATTGAACCTTGGCAACGATGCAAGTCTA